TCTCTCCTTGGCACGAGAAGGGGGCGGGGGTCAATTTTAAATCGTCTTGAGGGTTATTATACCACCCTTATTATAAAATCGTGCTATGGGCTTATTAGAGGGGTTTAACGACATCCTCTTTTTTGCGGGCTATTAAATCTGCCCACGTAGCCACGGAAAGTCGTAGCTCGGTGTTCTGTTTCGTTCTATTTTGACCAGTACCATAGATTTCTTGTTCTAAAGTCCTCTTGGTGTTATCGCAGCTTCTACACGTTGCTACTACGTTTGAAATTTCAGTCCTAAGTTCTGGAGCTATTTCAACGGGTGTAATGTGGTCGCCTATGCGTGCGTCTGGTGTGGTCACACCCAACGCTAGACAGTACTGACACAGATAGTTGTCACGTTCTAAAGCTATCTTACGAATAGAAGACCAAATCTTTGAACGATAGAACGCATACCGTTCCTTACTCTCATCGTCTCGGTTCCTTACTCTCGTGTTGTATCTAGTGCGTGAGTATCTTTGTCTCTCTTGTGTGTATGCTGCTTCCATGTCCTTGTGTGTAGGACAGTAGTGTGCTGGTCTCTCTGCTAAGGCACGGCACCCCTCAGCCTTACATCGTCTGACCATTGGCATCGGCATACCTCCTTTCAGATAAAGTAAAAGAAGAACACCACTGTGTCCTTCTGATTCGATAATACTATGTTACCACGTTAGCAGTATGATGGTGTATAGATTGGTATAGACCAATGTAGATTAATCCAAATACTTCTCAGCTTGTCTTAATTTAACGTAGTAGGTAGCCTTACTAAAGCCCATGCGGTCGCATATCTGCCAGATATCTAGCTGGTCTATATATACCATTTGGAGTAGGGAGCGTGCATCTATATCCCCCACGTTTGCTATCTGCCGGCGGAAGTCTAGCTTTTGCTTAATAGCCTCGGCCGTGAAGCGTTCCACTTCCTCCCTAGCCGTCATGAGTTCGACATAGATGTCATCCTTCCCTTTACGCTTACCACCTTGCACCATATCCGCTTGCATAGCACCAGCCGTTACTTTTAGCGCTTGTGATTCCAGTCTCTTAATCTGTTCTATCTGACTGTCAATATATCTATCAAGTGCCTTGATTTGTTGCAGCCGTTCAACTGTTCTCATAAAATCATTTCCTTTATGGTATAATAATATTATTAGCATTTGAACAGTCCTAGGCATTAGTCTGGGTCTTTTTTTGTTTACAAGAATAAAGAAGGATTAGGTTACCACCTCCCATGCGTTAGATTTAGCCATGCCACCAGCAATGCAAGGCTAGGGTTGAAAAAAATACAAAAGGATTCCTCAATTCTATAACTTATTATTTACTGGATTTGTTTTGCATCGGTCTGTCAGCGATGCGTGTCGAAAAAGTGTCCAAGCCACTAAAAATCTATATCCATTTTTTAGTGTATTTTGACAGACAAACAGCCAGTGACGGATTCGAACCGTCTATACCACTCTGGCTACAAACCCATTGCCAGTGCCGTATATAAGGCACGTTTAACGCTGGGTTTCTCACGACCTACCTTGCCTTTATTACGACATTCTAGGGTTATGCGATCAATTTCATCGTCCAACCTTTCAGACCACTCGTAGTTATTGAAAACGTAATCAATGATTTCGCTGAATAAATCCCTTGACAGCATACCTTCCATTTGAATCGCCTTCAACGGTGTTAGTGCAGCTTTCTCTAAATAACATTGATTGAGTGCGTTTTGGGTTTTGTTAGCTTCTTTCTTGTCGCACCCTTTAACGTCTCTAATATACTTGTTTATGTCGCCAGGGTGTTCCTTGCGTAGCCCTTCAACTTCCTTGCGAAATCGTTTGAATAAGTATTCTGGCAGTCCTGCGTTGATTTTATTCAAAACTGGGCGCGTGGTTTTACCTCTAGTGTAATTAGTAGACAGATAATCTTGCAGGTCGTCGAATAACTCATCGGAAATAATGCCTTCTAATCTGTCGACAGTCGCTGGTGAGATCCTCGCACGCTCCACCACTGCGGCGTTGAATGCTTGATATATGATGCGAGCTTGTAACTCATCGCACTGTTTCACATCTTGGAAGAACTGCTTATAAGAGCCTTTTTTGTGTGTTTTTCTTAGTGCTGCACGTTCATCGACCAACCGTTGATATAATTCTGGTGTCAGTCCGGAATATTTGTATTTTACGCTCATGACCCACGCCCTCTCAAATAGCTAGGAATGTCATCCCCAACATTTACCGCATCATACTGTTCCTTGCTGACCAAGAATTTCCCGTAAGCCCCGCAATCAATAGTGTAGAGCTTACCGACCATAGATTTGCCGGTAACCTTGCCGTGTAGTTCCACTGCATTGTCTGCCTTGTGAATTACCACGGTCTCGATAGGTCGGTTAACCACTCGTAGAACAGTAGTCACGTTAATGGCTAGTGAGACCATGAGTAATACCGTAGCAATAGCGAGGTCGTTATAAATCGTCTTCTTTAACAAACGTCCCATTAATCATTTTTCCCTTTCTGTTTTTAATCTCCTCGTAAGCAATGCCGAGACACTCAGTCACATCAAGGTCTAACTGGTGAGCTAGCACGATGATTGTTACTAGCGTGTCACCGATAGCATCCTTCAATGCTGCTTGCGGCTTTGTGAATTTCGTTGGCTTCAAGAGTACATCCCGAATTTCTCCGACTTCTTCCGTGATACGCATCCACTGAATCTTTGGGTCTGCTTGCTTAAGGTTGCGGTCGTCTGCCCACCGATTAATTTTTGCAATAAGCGCTGGGATGCCGTCATACGTAGGTTCTTCAGGCTCTGCGATAAATACAAGTTTTACCATTACTCCACCTCTTTAGTTTTCTCTATTTCGTCCGATAAGAAAATAAACGGAGTAGTTACATAAATAGGGTTGTCAAATACCGGTTTTTTTGTAAAAGGCGCTAGTGGGACATCTTTTAAATATATCGCTGCAAGGCCGTCGCTATCCTCTTGCACGTAATCGATTTTTTCGACGTTAATAAGCATTCTCGGTTGTTCTTCACCGTATTTTACTGGTGTCACTTCGATAAACCTTGCCATCTATTCCACCTCCACGATTTCAATGCCCTCGCAGTCGAATACCCAGCCGAGATTCAATTTTTCAAGGTCGTTTTTCGTGAAATCCATCCTAAAGCCTGGAGAAAAATGAAGAATCCCATCATCGTTGCATAAGTATTGATTAGTGACTTTGATTCTGACAGTGTACTTCGTCTCTTTCTCCACCTCATACCCAAACTGGTGCATGTTGACGAGGGTTTGAAGTACGTCTATTTCGTTATCAATCCATTTCTTAAAGTCGCTACCTTTTTGCCGATCCCAACTTGTGAGGTAATCCCACAGATTATAATCAAAATCCTTTTTATTCTCCTCATACCAATCCGCCACATACTGCGGAACGACTGGTTTCTCGAAGAACGAATCATATAAATCTTCTGCGTGGGCCATCGACAACCCAGCCGCTTTCGATAGTTTATTAGTTGCTTCATCCTTGTTCATCATTTCGTACTCTCCTTATAAATGATTAGCGCAGACGTTCGAACTATAGTCTCGCACCCGACGTCTATTGCTACTGTTTGGTATTTAATATCAATTAATTCCTCAACATACCCCGATGACAAGTACAGGTTGATAATCATATCAATACTGCATTTATCCCCGGTTTCTGTGCACACCTCTCGTGTTTTAATTGCCATCCACTTCCTCCATCTCCACTGTGTATTTCTTCGAATTACGATATTTAACACCACGCAAACGATGTAGTTCATTGATAGCGTCATTTTTGTCGTTGAATACATGGACATTGTCTTCCATGTTGTCGTAATAGACGATTACTTTATATTTCATCTTCTGCTTCCTCTTCGTAATAATCAATCTTCGCAAAGTTCTTAGGGCTAATAGTAATTACCCTTTTTTCTGGCTCAATCTGCTGTAACTGAAGACATTCTATATTACCTACCTCGAGCCATTGCAGCATGTCCAGAATACTTTTGAGATTTTCTTTCACCCTGATGGTTTCATCCATGTATGGATTTTGCAGTCTAATTTTTGTCATAGTTTTTAACCCCTTTTTTATCATCGGTTCCGACCCTTCTCTGAAAACCTTAGCTGGATTCTGTGCTATAAATCGCCTTAACCATTGCATAGCTCAACCATCTTTCTTAACAGGTTTTCGTCCGGTAATTGCTCCAGCGTCAGAATGCGGTTTAGCTTTTTTACGTCGATACCTAACTTAACGCTGATTAAATCCATATCCTTACGGTTTTCCCAGAACCACCTCGAAAATTCTTGCGTTTGACCCAATACACTTGTATGGTCATAATTGCCTGGAGCATATACCCCGACTAGTTTGTCCTTTACTTTATTTCTCATTAACTATATCCATAGCTTCCTTAACACTTCTCGCCACTCCAACGAGTGCCCCTCGTTTTTTCATGGCATCCATAAACTTCCTTTGGTCATCTCTCACACGACCTTTTTCATTTTTAACTTCGATGAAAAATATCTGTCCGTCTGGTCTAAACCCGAATAGATCACAAAACCCTTTCGGTGCTCCCGTATCAAACCAACGCCCGTCAGCCATTCTGACTTTACCAACGTTAATTCTGAATACCATATAACCAGCTTTCGATAATTCCACTCGAATTTGGTTTTGAATTAGCGATTCAGTGGTCATATATCTCCTAAATGTTACTTGGTCACTCCTTAGGTTATCGGTAATGATAACCACCACAAACCCTTATATATCAAGGTTTTCAGCCGCTTTAGTTACCTCGTTACACGATTTTTTTATGTCTCTCTCTCTATATATATATTTATTTATTTATTTATTTTAAATATTTATAAAAGTAGTAACTAAGTAACTAAAGCAACCGAAAACCCTTTATTTTCAAGGAGTTTGACGGTTACAAGTTACGATAACTTAAAGTGACTAAGTAACCATAATTACTATTGCAGTTTTTTTAGCTTTGTTTTCATCCCAACTAAAATTGAAATCATGCCAATAATCCGGCTTATCTTTAACTGGGTTGAAAAAATTAAGCGGTTTCTGTCTATCTTTAATCCACCCTGCCGGCAAATTCTGTGCTAACTCTTTTTCAAAATTAGATTTCTTAGGGATTGTGTGATTCCCCTCATGACACCATGAGCGGTACACATCCCATAGGAACCTAACTGGAATACGAGTAGATTCGACTGTTGCGAGGTATTCATTAAGGAATTTATAAACTGTGTTATTCTCTTCCTTAAATTCTTGCATGCGTTCTTGTGTCGCTTTTGGCTCACTGAAACGGTCAAAATCTAGGTTAATCGCCTTCCAAAGAACATACTCTAAAACTTCCTTACGGTTGATATAATCATCCTTGATTGCCCAATTATCATCATTGATCCCGAACGTTTTTTTGAATGGGATAATCACGATACGGCGGTAAGTACCATTGGATTTATTCTTAAATACCGGCATAGCGTTGGTAGACTGGATAACCGTCTTCTTAAACTGTGCTAAGTAAGGGTTTTCCCCTTTCTTTTCAATCGAAACAGGCTCACCCGTTACGACTGAATTGAAGTTAGAAGATTCATCCACATAGATACCCGCTTGCACATCGTCCCCGATGATTACTGTCTTACCTTCGATGATGGCAAGTCCGAAACGCTCTGAAAACTGATTAAGTTTCAACGGTGCTACGTTTTTCAATCCAACCAGATTACTAATTAACTGTTGAAACGTCCCCTTACCGTCATTACCGTTACCAACCAACCAGATTGATTTTCTGTAAGAATGATTGCCGTTTAGTGACGCTGCAATGACTTGCCAGAGTAATTCGACAAGTTCACTGTCACCGCTCATTAAATCGAGTAGCCAGTTATCAACATCCCAACCGTCAATCGTTGGTTTGGGGGCGTTCTCGACTAATTCTGTTTCAATGGTACTGAAGTTAATAAACTTATAGTCAAACGATAGTAGTTTCTTCTTTCGCTTGTCATAGATACCATTTTTTACGAGAATAAATCGTCTTACATCTCGATACTCTGGTTCAAAGTCCATACGCATGCGGTTATATTCATATTTCCTACTCATGTTTGATAGTAGGAATAGAACGTTACGACATTTCGTTTCATTGAATGTGGGTTCTAAGATATAGATAAGTTGATAGGCATATCTGTAATCTTTTTGGTAGTACCCACGCTCTGGATCGTATAAGGCTACTTTCCCATTTTCGAGGGTGATGACATGGGTATATTTATCTAACCCTTTAGCTACTGCTAATTCTGGCAACGCCTTAGGCTCGTTTTTATCTGGATTTTTTTCCTTGAATTTTTCGAACCACTCATTTCGGTAGGTTTTTAGCTTGTTTTTGATACCTTCCTTGCTGCTTGGTTTCCCAGGCTCTAACCCTCTGGATAATTGCTCTCGGTAATAATCGAAATCAATCGTTGTCACGCACTCCCCTCCTTATTTCTTTATCTAACATGCTCTTAAATGTCCTTTCAAATTCCTTGCCACCCAACGGCTCGGATGTGTTGTTGTTTGCCATCTTAGCGAGGTGGTAGGTTATTTCTGGGTCAACACCTCGAAGGAGTAGCCCACCGACAAATTCGGTAAGGGCATTGTTTCGTCCTCCTTGGTCTCCCAATCCTAGCAGTATGCTTTCAAAAAGTTTAGCTGTCTTCGTGCTACCAGTATATCCACTAGCGAACGACGGCATCTCATACTGGATAGGCTCTGGTTTCATTTTCTGCAATACCTTTATCAACTCAAGGGGTGCCTCTGTTATGCTCCCATTCTTTGGCGAATGTACTACATCCCATTCATAGTACCCCTTAGAATTGTTGGACGGTGGTACTAGCACGTAGTTGTTAACGTGTGCCTTGATATCTACTCCCTCAATCATCCCGATATTTTGTGATATAGGATGGTTGGGGTCTTTTTTTAGATAGATATGTCTGCCACCACTTGGTGTGGTAGCTTGCAAGGTTGGTGGTATCAGCCGTGCATGTTCCCAATTTCTTAGGTTGGTTAAGCCATCTACATCACCGTGCATGTCGACATCAATGACAAAGAATGTATCGGTCCTAAGTGCTATGTTAGCGTCTGGGTTTTCTCGCCATGCCCTTCTAATTTCGTTTTCAGTCATGGGAGGTTTGTTAGCAAAGGATATAAGAGGGGTTTTACCGTTTTTTGAAATGGGAATAACAGAGTAGCCCATACGTTGATAGTTGATTGCGTAATCAACCATCTCCATAATTAGAATGGAAGAGCGTCATCCGAGATATCCATAGGATTACCTGCTGGAAGTGGTAGCTCGGTAACTTCCATACGCTTAACGTTTAGATTTTCATAGGTTTTACCTTGCCATTCAGATTTTTCATTCTTAACGGTAACTTTAAGGGCTTTGCCTTCGAGTTGGTTGAGGTAATCTTCCAAACTGCTGAATTTAGTACCGTCTGGGATGCCGGCAGCTTTAGCAAGGTTCATGATAGATGCTACTGGATACTTGCCGTCTTCTTTTTTGGCAAAGATACGATGGAAAATAATGTTATTTTGGAATTCTTGTTGGAAGTCTTTACGAATACGGAAACGGATGTCAAGGAAGTCAGCACCGCCTTGCGTAGCGTCTTGTTTTGCTAGATCGATAGTAACCTCATAAGTACCATCCTTGATGGATCCGAATTCCTTAGCTTGTGAATAGTCGATTGTAAACATATTATTTTATCTCCAAATATTTCTTTTTTTCTGTTGGATAAACACCCATCCAGGTTTATATCCGTGTTGTTTGGCAAAGGCTTGCAATTCTGCGATGGTTTGGCATTGGTCACTAGTGACGAATGTTTCTACCTTGTCGTTGATTGCTTGCCGTCTTTCTTCGAGTTCGATTTCTCGAAGGATTTCGATTTCTTCCTTAGTAGGCTGATTCTCGTGGCCACATAGTGGGCAGATACGTTCAGCACTCCAGAATGTAGCATAGCACTCGTCACACGTACGTGTAGTAGGTTCACCGAGCTTAGCTTTTTGTTTCTGCTTGCTCACACCACTCAGCGACCACTCTCGGTCATCGTTTGGCAATCCGTGCCTATCAACATTCCCAACGTGGTCGATAATGATAGCTGTTTTCCCATCTCTAGGGTTTAAAGCTCGCATGGCAAACTGCAGGTATAGAGATAACGATTGAGTTGGTCGTAGCATAATGCAAACGTCAACGTTTGGAAGGTCAATGCCTTCCGTGAACAACTCGCAATTGACCATTATTTTTAGTTCTCCATCCCTAAAGGCTCTCATTGCCCCTTCTCGTGTCTCTGGTGGCGTTTTGCCACTGATTGCGATAGAAGTATAGCCAGCGTTTTTAAATGCGTTAGAGACGTTCTCAGAGGCTTCTACGCTATGTGTGTAAATGATAGCTTGTTTGCCCTTGGCTAGTTTTTCATAGTGGGCTATGACATCGCCATAGATTACACGCTTCATTGATTCATCTATGGAAGCCTTGGTAAACTCCCCAGCACGTTTTTTTAATCGTGTCGTGTCAACTAATGAAGGTGCATAGTATTTAAACGGTGCTATATTACCGTTTTTTTGTAACCATTTGACCGACTTTCCTATAATTAAATCGTCAGCGATATCGTCAAACCCACTGCCGTCTAACCGTGCTGGTGTGCCAGTAAACATGAGAATGACGCTATCTTTAAAATGCTCGATGATTTTTAAGTAAGTTTTAGCTTTGACGTGATGGGCTTCATCAATGAGAATTAGAGATGGTTGTTTTAAGGACTCTAAACGCCTTGAAATCTTACCAACGCTATCAATGGTTACTAGACCCATATCAACGCCATTACGCTTGAAAGTGTTAACGACTTGCTCGTTAATCTCTTTACGATGACTAAAGAATAGAACAGTATTACCTTTATCCGTTGCACCTTTGGCAATATGAGCCATTACTACTGTCTTACCACTTCGAGGTGGGGACTGCACCATAATGTGCTTATTGCCGTTTAGAATTGATTGCTTAATGCCGTCAACGAGATCACTCTGGTAATTTCTTAGTTCCATCTAGGTCACCAAATTTAAAGAGGTCTTCAATTTTGCAAGCCGTCCGATTGTCGAGACGGTTTTTTGCATAAGTCCCTTCGCTACCTTCCAAAATCAACCCACGGGCACCAGTTTTTGCGTTAACAATGATACGCCCAACGATATCAGTAAGTCCTAGTAGTTGGTTGAGTACGCTAGACCTAATCTGTGGCACATACTGAGTTAAAATCTGACCAGTTTCTAAATTGAGTTCGTGGGTATCTTCCCATGCTGTCACATAGATATTGATAGGTTTGGTATAGATTGTAGTCAACACTCGAAGGAAGTAGTTCGTCCATTGTGAGTAGTGCTGCAATTCGTTACTGATACCATTCTTTGACTTTCGACCCTGTTCAATAAACCAATCGGATTGAAAGCTTGAAATATTATCAATAACTAGATTGTCGTAGCCCTTAATCAAATCATCCGCTTGAGTTAAGAACTCTGTAATGAACTCAGTTGGATGCTCACGGTCAAAATCAATGATATCTACGTTTTTAGTACCAGCTAAAACCTTTGAGGAATTATCTAACGATAGTACCAAGGTTTTTCCGGACATGTTTTTAATAAGGGATGTTTTCCCTAACCCAGCTTTACCATAGATCAGAATTCGCCAATTTGCAGTCCGCTGGATATCTGTCGCTTTCGTAATTTTCATCGGATACTTAAATTACTCCTTTCTTCCAAAACTGCACCCTTGATGTGCTTACCAGATTTAAGTAACTCTTTAAGAGTTTTCTTGTCCGGTTTGTAAGTCGCTACTTGATATTTCTTAGGCAGCTTTGTTTCGTCCACTACTACCGCTTCAGACTTTCTGAAACCTACCTTGAATAGTGTGGTGTCTAGTTTATCGTGCTGAGTAAGTCGCATAGCTTCAGAAATACGTTTCTTGATTTCTTCAATCGCTTTGCTTTCAGATTTTTTTAAAGCTTCCAGTCTTTTGATTTCAGCCTTGTAAGCCTCAACCCGTGCGTCTTTATTTCGGATAACTTTGATACAGTTTTCAATCTTCTCCGAAAAACCATGTTCCCAGTCGATTGAATCCAAGGTGTCGAGCTTGGTTTCATCATCGATATCCATTTCATCGATTTGGAGAAAAACTCCAGTTAATTCATATAATGTTGCCATATTCTTTAATACCTACCCTCCCACCACTTCATGTTCTGTTAGTTCGCCAATAAGTTTAGGAGTGTTCCAATCCTATCCTCCATGGTTTCTTCACGCTCCGTACGTTCAAAGTCCGAGCCGTCAAGTTTAGTTACATTGTATTCAACTTCCACATTAAGCACTTCGCAGCCAAACGCTTCAGCAAGCTTGTCGAGCTCATTTTTTTGTTCTTCGTATGGTTCAAGCGGCAAGAATAGCGCCTTTTCCAAACGGTCAGTAAACACTGCTGTAAACACTAGACTTCCTTTGTCCTTGTAACTTTCAAGGAAGCCATCCTTTTCAGTGCTGTAAAATACGACTTGTTTATTGTTTTCTTTCATTATTATTCTTCCTCACCTTCGTTGTTTTTTTTAAAGCTCAATGTCAAACCTGCAATACCTGCAGCAATTACTACCAATCCTAGAGTGCTGGCAATGCCTTCTTTCTCGCCAGTGTTTGGAAGAACACTGGCGTAAACCGTCGTATTTGCCACCTCTTTTGGCTCAGAATCGAGTTTATAAGATACTGTGGTATATTGTGCCACTTTGTTATTAGGACGCTCTACGCTCGTTTTAGGGGCTTTTTCTGGCGTGCTAGGTTTTTCTGGTGTTTGTTTAGTTGGTTCCTCTGGGATGTGCAACTCTGGCAAATCCAAGATAGGAGCATCGTTTGGCACTACGCCGCCTTCGAACGGTGGGAGCTCACGTTCTTCTGGAATGCCCGGAATGCCGCCTTGGAATTCTGGCTTATCGTGGATAGGTGCTTCATTAGGCACTACACCACCATTAAATTCTGGCTTGTCATACTTCGGAGCGTCTGGAGGTGTAACCCCACCATTCCACTCAGGGATTTCAACTTTAGGTGCATCGTGTGGAATTTCAAACGTTGGTTCTGGTTTGTTTTCGCCGCTGGCATCACCACGGCCACCGACAAGTTGGACATAACTGTGTGAGATAGCACCGTCTGACTCAGCTTTCAACTCAACCTTATTGGTTGGGTTTACGCTATCTTTAACCGGCTTAATCAATTTAGTTTTATAGTTAATATAAATCATATGATCAAGGCGATCCATTTTAATTGTGAAACCGTGGTCTGATTTACTGATTGATTTTACTAAATCCATAGCAGAACCTTTATCAATCCAAGGGTCTACGCTTTCAATCGATTTGATTTCGAAGTAATTATCAACAAGCTTTTGATTATCACTCATCTCATCAATGATTGTGACGTAATTCAATAGACGTTTAGCGTAGTTAATACGAGCAGTCCAGTTGATGACAGTTGGGTCATTCTCGTCTTGACTACCCCATTTAGAAAGCAATTCATCTTTACCGATTTCTTGCTCTTTTCCAATATTTACAGTAACCACTGTACCATTGAAATTAACGTTAACTGGCTTGCCACTTTCAACCTTGTCAGTCCACTTAGCATCGAGCTTCAATGACATTTGTTTATTGAGTGGATGGTTCTTGAAGTAATCGTTAAATACGGTTGTTACTGTTTGTGTCTTAGGGTCAGTTGAAGCCTTACCAACAACAGCTTTTTCTGGGTTATAGACATCAAAATCATAGTTTGTTTGGAAGTTGATTTCTTTTGGAAGGTTGAATGTTACCTTATCCCCTTCATTGATAGGCATGCTATCTGGGAATTTAACGTCTTTATATTCCACTGTAAAACCACTGTATTTACCAGTTCCGTTTGATTGGTCAACGACAACATCTGGATTAGTTACTTTAATTTCGTTGTCTTCTTTGACAAATTCAGTAGGCTGTTTAGGTGTTTCAGCTACTGGTTGAGCTGCTTCTGTAGTTGTTGCTGGTGTTTCAGCTACTGGTTGAGATTCTACTGGTGCCGGTGCCAAAAATTTTGGTGTTTCCGTCACTGTTTCGCTTGGTGTTACTGTCACATTGCCAGCGTTGTCAGCAGTGTACACATTAGCAGCCGCTGGTTGTGTGTCTGCTACTGGTGCAGCAGTTTCGTCCGCTGATACTGACCCAGCACCAATCAATAGAGCTGTAGCAATAGCGAGCGTGCCACAAAGACCGAATGCTTTAGTCTTAACGTAAGATGGTTTTGCAATTGTTTGTGAAATCATGGTATAATCTCCTTGTAAATGTTATTTCTTGCATGGGCCCTAACCCATGCTTTTTTTAGTGCTTCAATCCGCACCCATAGCCCACCGCTTCATGTTTTTTCAATGTTTTTTAGAAAGGTATGTGAATATGTGGGTAAAGTTTATATTTTTTGGGGAAAGGTATAAGTTACACTCCACGGTAGGCCGTGGCTACGGATTGAAGATAGTGATCTTATCGGTTTCCGTATTTTGCCAAAAGCTCTTGTTCACGTTTTTGGCGAGCTTCGTATTTGCGTTCGTTTTCCTCGTATGGTGTCCATACGGGTTCGAAGAAATATTCCGGTTCTTGTTTCTCTTTTACAAATAGCCATTTAATAAGTTTTTTCATTTTCAACTTCCTTTCTTATTCCCTAACCGCGCTAGAAAGCTAGTGAGGTTTTTTAATTCATATATAATTTAAGGAGACTTATGAATATCAAATCGTTGTTGCTTACTTAGTTGGTATCGTTCAGTTTCCTCACTAGCTCACTGCCACGGCTAGGGGTGTTCTTTCTTAAATGTCTAAGATGTCGTGTGTCCTACAAACGGCAACGAAATCAATTGCTGCATCTTGAAATAGATCTTTACATTTATTGTCTGGTGTGTCTGGTTTGCTGCAAACATCACGGTACATCAGGCATTTTGTGTCGATGTCATCAAGCTCGTCTTTTTCTTTTTTCGAGACATCCATTGTCTGATTGATGTAGAGGATTAACTCCATAATGTTGTCGAGAGCGGGGATGCCACCTTCCATCTCGTGAAAATCTTTGTCGAATTGGATAGCACACGCTACCAATCTTTTTATGTAATGATTGTTTTTCATGTTTCGTTCCTTTATGCAATCTCTTGCCAGTGTGTGTTAAACCAATCTCTGACGGCATCCCGTGGGTATCTAATTTGACTCCCTCGACCTTTATCGATTTTAGGAAAACCGTCAAGGTTGGTTATCCTTAAAAATTCTGTGTAGTTGCCAATTCCTAGCATGGCTTGGCACTGTTTAGCAGTTAAAATCATGGGTAGCGTTTCGTCTAAATCGAACGCTTTTGTCTTATCTGCTATCACTGCGGTCAGCATGCTGTCGAATTGGTCAGCTAGTGGTTTGAATGGGTCTGTCATGTTGCCCTCCATATCTTGGTTAGTCCAACTGTTGGACAATCTTGTTACTGCTCAATAATTGGAAGAATGCCGATGGCTTTCAAACGGTCATATAAGAAACGTCGTCCAAGCTGAGTCCAAACCGTTGTAATGTTGCTATGAACCTTGCCATCTTTTCCTGTGTAGTCGAATGTTCTGCTTGAGATATAGCCCTTACCGAGATATTTCGCATATAGTACCCACTGGCCATTGACGATGCGTTGGATACGCTCTTGTTTTAGAAGTTGGTTCATTTTGCGTGCTGAAATGCCATAGTCTTGAGCGATTTGAGTGATTGTTAGACTATCCTTGGTTTGTAAAATCAAATCTAGGTAATCAGCATTTTTATTCGCTTCTTCCAACTCAATCAAGAGGTTTTCGTTTTGGCTTTCCAAGAGCTTGATTTTCTTATCAGCCATTAGCAACGCTCTAGCCATGATTTTTTCTGGGCTATTGAAGTCTTTCTCAACTTGGATGAAGTAAGTTCGGACTTCCTTGCCCTTGTCTGTTCGTTGAATCATGGCGATTTCTTTGGCCATGTCTAGCTTTAAGACGTGGTCTTCAATTTGTCTCTTGACCTTCCTTGTTCCTTCTTGCCGAACCTGCTCAATTTTGAGCGGGTTAAAATCTTCACCTTCCGTAAAACCGTACTCAGTCATACGTGGGAACCAGTCTTTATAAGCCGTCTTAACTCCTAGTGTTTCGTGTAGCTGTCTACCAGAAACAACCGGCTCATGATTTTCGTTTAGTGTTACATTGATTAATTCGTTCATTTCGTTCACTCCTATTCCTTTCCGTTTGATATAATAGTTTTAAAAGAAACGAGGTACTGTATGATTATCATTTCACGAAAAGCTAGAAAATTATTAAAATCATTGCTTGATATTCGAAATTCCCAAGAATCTCCTCGCATTAAACCTGAACAGTATAAAAAACTGATAGATGAACAAGGCGAACCGCTCGGCGAATTGGTTTACCACAAGTTAGTGGTTCAAGACATCACCCATGACATCGCCGTTACTGACGAGGGGATTTATTTTTATCAAGCTTACAAAGAACATAATAGATATCTTTGGTTGACTTCGTTTTGGTTTCCACTGGCCGTGGCTTTCGTGACGACTGCTATCACACTAGCTGTCAATTTTTTATTTTTTAAATAAAACCCAAAAAATCAACGTTCCCAGAAATACCCCTATAAGACTTCCGATAATTGCAAGTGCAACATCGTATCCGTCTAAATTCCACTCAAAGAATTCTTTGAGTTTTTTTAATGTCTTCATTTTGTTTAAGCTCCTTTTAACTTTTTAAGTTATATACGATTTTTCGTATATCTAGGTTAAAAAAATTTAGGCTTCGACACGTTCACTGAACAGGTATTCTAATTCGTATTCTGGGAAGAATGCCTTTTTGATGGCTACTGTTTCACCAAAACTGAAATCTGTAACACCGTTAATCTTGCTACGAACCGTGCGATAATCAACTTCTAGCAAATCGGCAATGTCTACTAATGTAACGCCTTTGCTCTTACGAATTTCTTCGATGTTTTTCATTTGCTTCCTCCTTCCTTAAGCTTGATTTAAGTATATACTAATTTTCGTACACTGTCAACATAAAAGTACGATTTTTTTTACTTTTTTTATTTACCTATACGATTTTCTGTGCTACTATATATGTAGTAAGAAAAAATGTGGGGTACAAAATATGCAAGCTGAAGAAAGAATTAAGGAACTTATTGTTGCCAAGTATGGTAATGTAAGGGCGTTTGCAACAGAAAGCGGCATCTCTTATACGACTGTCCGTTCTATTTTGGAACGTGGAGTGATGAACGCAAAAGCGGAAAATGTTTTTAAAATGTGCCGATTGCTAGGAATATCTCCAGATACACTAGCTGATTGGAAGTTGGAGGACAGTCCAACTAAAACTCCGCACGACATAGATGAAGCAATAAAAAATGCCGTCATGTATAACGGCAACACTCTTACTGAAGAAGATAAACGTGCAATCAGGGGGATTGTGGCTGGTTATATGAGTAGTAAGGAAAGGTAAGGAAATAATATGAAACTTTTAAATAAATACAAATGGCACATATTAACAATTATAGTTTTATTCTGTCTCGGCTTAATGTTTGTGCCACGGTCTGGGAAGGAACCGAAGGAAACAAAACAGTCTAAGACTGTCAAAGTAACAAAACACTCCAAAAAGTCAAGCAAGCATAGTTCTTCTTCGACTTCAAAAGTTTCTAGTAGTTCGAGTTCAGAGCAACCGCAACAACCACAAGAACAAACGCAAACTGAAGCTTCCCAACCTCAGCAAGAAAAACCTATTGACGGTGTAGGCCCTACACAATCACAAGTAGACCAAGCAACTGAACAATACGGCTATACACCAGGATATGGCGGAGTCCCTTCTGATTCTCCCGAAGTAGCAAGAGAACAAGCAGACCAACAAGCACGTCAAAACTGGCATGATAGTCAAGTTGAGTGGGCTAAACAACAAGGGTTTATGGATTAACCAAATAAAAAAACCAGTCTTTCGACTGGCCAAACTATATCAAGGGAGTGTGTGAGATAAATAGTAAAACCCTCACCACCGCCCTTTTATTATACCATAAAAGAGGACTAAACAATGGCATCATATCGCAAACGCCCAAACGGTTGGGAATACCGCATAAATTACTACGATTCGGCTGGCAAACGCAAACCAAAGTCAAAGGGTGGCTTTAGGACTAAATCCGAAGCTATCAAGGCTGCTGCTGAGATGGAGCTGAAAATACAAGACGGCTTGAATGTAGATGAAGATATTACTCTTTACGCCTATTTCAAACAGTGGTGTGAAGTTTATAAGAAACCCACCGTTTCCAAGATAACTTACAAGGCATACATCAACACCCAACGCAAGATAGAATTATTCTTTGGTGACAAGAAACTAAAATCTGTCACTGCCACACAATACCAACGGGTGCTGAATAGCTATGCTAAAACTCACGCACAAGATACTGTTGAGCGTTTCAACGTGCATGTCAAATCATGCGTTGAAATGGCAGTACATGAGGGATATATCAAGCGCAACTTTTGCAAGTTTGCTAAAATCAATGCAAAGAATAAAGGTAGGGATATTGAAACGAAATTCCTAGAGGTTGAGGAATACGAACGATTGATCTACGAGGCAAGCAAGCGTCCAGAGTATGCGTCTTATGCAGCACTTTATATCATAGCTAAAACTGGCATCCGTTTCGCTGAGTGTTTAGGGCTGACAGTGGACGATATCAACCGAGAAACTGGCATGTTATCAGTCAATAAGACGTGGGACTATAAAAATAATACTGGGTTCTTGCCCACAAAAACAAAAAGCAGTATCCGAGAGATACCACTTGATGATGACTTTATAAATTTTATTGACCAACTACCACCTACCGAGGACGGTAGACTACTACCTTCACTATCCAACAACGCAGTTAACAAGACCTTGCGTAAAATCATTGGGCGTGAAGTACGTGTCCACTCATTAAGGCACACTTACGCTAGCTATTTAATAGCCCACGATATCGATTTGATTTCTGTGTCTCAAGTTTTAGGGCATGAAAATCTAAACATCACACTGGAAGTCTACGCCCATCAATTACAAGAGCAGAAATCAAGAAACGATGAAAAGATAAAACAAATGTGGACAGAATGTGGACAAAACGCTTTAAAACCGCATGGTTAAAGGCTTAAAAATGTCCCCTGCCAACGAAAAGATGTAAAATATAAAAATAAATGGAAGCTATAAAGACTTGGTTTTGCTAGGTTTTTATAGTTTTTATTTTTATTTATTTTCGTAGTTTTTTGAAAAAGGTGGACAGAAAGGTGGACAAAAAAAGAACTGCCGAAACAGTCCTTGACCAAATACGAAAAACCACTAGAAAGGGGCTAATATGCAAGTATTCAGTGAAGAATATCAACCCTTTTGTAGTATTATACCACAATCCGAATTTATAACAAATTAAAAAACCGCCCATAAAAGGGGCGGCGTCTACCTATGAAGGCTATTCTCAAAACCAATAATATTATACCACAAAAAAAGCCCCAGCAAAACGCTGAGGCTCGACCACTACTGCCATGATATCCCTATTGCAGCCTTAGGGGAGGTGATATACTCCTTTTCGTTTATTTAATTTCGTGGTCTGATTATTTACCAGTTTGACCTTGTGTGGCTTGCGCTCGGTCTTCGATAGCCTTAACTACTGACGCACTAGCTTCATTAATTGCTTTAGAGACTGCCGCAGTGTCGTTTGATTGGCTATTCAAAAAACGGTCAAAATCATCGTCTGGCAAGGTCAAGTGTTTAGCACCCGCTGAGCGCAAGGCATCCACTGTTCCCATTGATCCGATACCAAACACACGTCCATTAACTACACCAACATATCCTTGACTTCCGCTTTCGCTTCGAACTACATAATCCATATTTTCTTCTTCCTCTTTCTTATTTACTGAATTGTCACCATCATTGATGATAACTACGTTCTTATCCAATCCGCCAGCTAGTCCAGTGCTTGTGAATTGCCACCAGCGTGTATGTTCCATGTTTGGATATACACCCCAGTAAGGCTCGGGGCGTACCTCATAATCTGGGTAAGCTGCAATCCATAAGCTGTTAGGATAGCGTGCAGTGATTTGATCTACATACACATTAGCTAGTGTGTACGGTTTGTAACTGTAATAAATAGGCTCAAAACCATTTGATTTACAAACGTCCATGAATGCCAATACTGCATTAGTGTTAGCTTGCTTATCACCGCTAGCGCCATCTTCATAATCACACACTAAATAGCGTGGGTGAGACGGCAGATTGCTGATAAAGTAATTCGCTTCCGCTTGTGCAGTGCCTACATCTCCACCGAAACGGGCAAAGTGATAGTAACCGATACAGTTACTTGTGCTAGTTTGCTGAGATGCCACTGGACTAACCCAGCCAATGCCTTCAGTTACCTTGATAACCGTGTTATTAGTGCCAGACGCTTGACAGATACCAGTCAAGTCTCCCGGTTGGTATGCTGACACATCGATAAAATAATTATCTTGTGCCATGCCATCGAACGGCAATTCAAACCAACCGACCATTTGTTGACTTGGTGCATTCCAGTCGATATAGCTGAAATTACCAGCGCTATCAAGGTTTCGAGTAACCTTGCGTGTCCAACCGCCGTTATAAAGAGCGTCGCCGTTACCGTCAATATTTTGCTCGATTGTGACTACTGTACCGTCTGGATTTTCTGCGACCACAAAACCGATATGGCCAAATTGGTGGTAAGGCAAGCAGTTGGTTACCCAAACGCTCCCAACTGGTGGATTGTTAGCCCCGTTGAATCGTGTGACTTTCAACCCTAGACTTTCAGCACGGCTTAAGCCATCAATGGCATTCAAGTAGCTGAAATCAAGGTTAAACAAGCCTTGATATTGCAAAACGTTGTCAATCAAAGCGACACATTGCCCGCCATAAGGATTCGTGGGAACAGTGACACGTTGATTAACGAGGCTATCAAGCGTGTTTAATAATTGTGCTTTTGAAGTCATGTTTCCCCTTTCTTAAATTATTTCTGTTTAATCTCCGAGATAGTCCTCTCCAACTCTTCGACCTTCTTCTTCAAAGCGTCAATTTCGCTTGTAGGTAATTGAGATTTTGTTACAAGTGGGTCTTCCGCAAATTTGTTTTGTTCTAAAACCTGTAGAAAAAAGTTATTGTATGTTGGGAATAAACCATACGCTTGGCTGACAGACAATGATGAAGATTGTTTACCTTTAATCTCCTTAATATCCGCCCCCACAGCTTGAGCAAATTCTGTGAACTTACTCATAGCGCTCACGCTTTCGCAGAGTTATAAACACTTACAATGTCTTCTTGCTCTATGGTGTCGAGACGAGTACCCAACTCAGTCATTTTAGAGATGATACCGCTGTCTACGTTGCCACCAGCTGCGGTGATTTTATCAGCAATTTCCTTGAGTGTGTCAAGCTCTTCTGGTGCATTACCGATGATATCTGTCTTGACTTGCGTCATCGCTTGTGTCAAACGTTCCTCGCTGACACCAACGGTCTTGCTAGCAATAGATGCCTTGATTTCCTTGATATCAGCACCCACGGCTTGGGCGAAATCATGTAATTTACTCATTTATGTAATTCCTTTCTCAAATTTTAGCTAGATTGTAGATATTTACGAGGTCTTCAGTCGTATCAGTGCCACCACTGATTAGCCCAGAATCTCGCAATTCATCAGCTAGTAGTTTCAGTTTAGGGCTCTTGTCCGATGGAATAGCACTGTCTGCATTTAGTGAGTTTTTCACTTTCACCTTGAAATTATTAGACGGAAAAATATGCCCATCTAGTTTAATTTCGAGGTAGTAAGTGCCAGTAGCTACGACACTGCCCATTGAGAACGAGAACACCCCATTTTCAACGGCAATATCTTGATACAATGCCACTGTTTCATCGTTAGACAGCGTTAGCTTACCAACGCCAGATAATTCCATGCGTTTCCCATCGTACCCTAGAATTTCAAAACCAAATACGGAAGTGGTGTCCCCAGACTTGAGAACATCCCCTCCTTTGATTTGGTTAATGGAAGTCATGAGTCTAGCCATAGACTAGTCCTCGTAAGGTTTAGCGTATGATAGTGCTCGCTCGCTATCGCTAAGACCTTTCGTTGTTGGGTCTGGAAACATATTCAAGGCGTTGACCGCTGTCAAGCCTACCAAATATGGATTAGACAAGAATTTTCCAAACAATCCAAACAAAGCTCCCCAGCTTGTAATGTCTTCAAATTTGATGCCAAAATAAGCCAAAACTGGCAATACCAAGGCAAGTGCAAAGCGTGTTACGAATGTACGGTTCTTAAAACGAATAGACCAATTAATTTTCATGTTTAATTCCTCACTTCTAAATTAATGTATTTTTTATAAAGGGCATCAATGTACCCATTGCCACCTAGTTTCTTGTAGCTGGAGTGCATCTTGTGAATCACATCAGAATTGTGAACAGTGGTATATCCACGTTCTAATTCTTTGTTAATGTCACGTTCAAGGCGTAGATACATGGTGACAAGATGCGCTTCATCATGCACTGCTAGTTTGTCGCTTAATTCGTTGATCTTCTCGCTGTTTGATTCACCGATTTGTTGAATAGTTTCAACCGAATCATGAATGTTGTTCAACTCGCCTTTCAAATCTCCGAATTGTGATTTGCTTAAATTAGCTGACTTGCTAGCTTTCATACCAAACCAGCCAGTTGCGATCACACCGATGGTAGGGGCAAGGTGGTCAATCAAATCAGAAATATTCAATGTGCTTTACCTCTTTTATTTTTTACCCCCATTTTTTAATTATCCTCTGTGATGTAAGTTACTGTACCAGTGTAGACAGCAGAATCACCAAGTTGATTGGTGAGATTGATGCTCCCGTCTGGCGAGAAATGCCAAACTGCTGTATCGACGTGTTTAGAATTAACGTTTTTATTGGCAATTAGATGCACTTGAACGTTAGGTTTAAAACCGTCTGGAATTTTTTTGGTGAGTTTGGCGTATTCAAGGTTGCCTTCGACTTTGTAAACGTTTCTGACGATGCTCGCTACTACTAGATTGCCTTTTCGAATAAGCGCCAGTTTTACACCCCATCCCAAATCTGCCTCGCTTCGAATTACCGGTGGCTCCGGCTTTTCTGGTTTCTCTGGTTTAGGCGTGTACTCAATCCACGAGCCGTTAGAATTGTTAGTTACTGTTCGTTTAAACATTCGACCAGAAACAGTCGTTAATGTTTGGAGTGAACCCAAACCACTTTTCACGACTTCTAAAAAACCACTCTCGCCTAATGCTGGATGGTTCACATAATTACCCGCTATTGAATAAAAGCCAGTGTCCTTGTAATCGTTTAGATTAGTAACCTTGGTATCAATGGCAACGCCGTCCGGCTCAGTCAGTTTGTGGTGTTGTATCTGCTTACGGCTTGAATAGATCAAACCATCAACATCTAACGCCCCTCTCTCACGATACTTATTAATACCAACGCCTTCTTTATCGTATGACATCACCACACGGTCACCGGTCACTGTATCTTGGAACGACACGCTTGTAAACACATCTTCTAGTTTTCCAACCACGATGTAAGAAGTATCTGCTGGGTACGTGTTACCAAGGTTTGCATTTGAAGCATTAAACTCCGAAATTTGCGACCACGTTCCGCCAGCCCCACCGTTGTCGGTGGTTTCTGTGTCAGAATCTACGTTTCGTGTGGTAAAGGTCAGCTTCATAGGGTTTTTTTGAACGCCATTTACCATTAACGGTGCGATTTTAGCAAAACGCTTAATTGTAAGTGTGCTGTTAGTTGCTCCACTTCTAGTCACTTCAAATTTCAACGTTGGGCTGAAGTAATTTAAAACGGTGATGGTCGTTTCGTACCAATCCGACCTCAACCCTCGACTATCTTCAACGTACCCTCTTAACGTGAATTGCGTATCTTTGTTAACAGATATTTCACGAAATGTCCCGGATGGTGCAGAAATCGTATTATTATTTCCCACAATCTCCATAAAATAGCTTGTTATTGTGGCACCATACGATGTTTGAACATTATCAAACCGTGCATAGATTTTAGATAAGACTGAAACAAAGTGTCGGTCTGATTGTGTAATATTTCGTGTCTTTTCGTTTGCGTCAGCTAAAACTATCCTTGAAAATGAAGGTTTAACCCTGTTTAACGACAAACCAGCCGTGAACGTTTTAGACTGAGTGTTAATTAGTTTCCCGCCTACGTATGTATCTAAGAATATCGTTCCCCATCCGCTAGAACTGTTAGGAATATCGTTAGCAAAACTTTCCGGAATCATCCATTTATACGATGTATCGATATTTTCACTTAAGGTTCCATTAAGCCCATACCACGAATAGCGCAATGTATGTCTAGCTGAAGGCGTCTTTTTTGTAATCGAAATATCAAGAGCACTACCTAGAACTACGTTTTTTGAAAAGTTAAACGTACTAGCGTTATCAATGGGGTCTAATGTGATAGTGTATGGACCGACGTTTAAATCTCCCGGACCTTGTGGGCCGTAACAATAGAAGTACGCCTTTGAACCAAACACATTCTTGCCGTTGGTGTGTTCAACTTCAATAGTTTTATCGATTAGTTGAGTTTCTGAATTTTGTCTTGAAACTTCTAAATAGTTAGTGTCACCAATGTATTGACCAAACGCATCGACATACCACTTGCACATTCCTCTTGGAAATGTTTGATTGGTATTGAACAGAACTAATCTAATGCGGACAGTAGAACTATTTTTTTCGACATTCTGACTTACTTGGTCAATCGTCATTTTGACACGGAAACCTTTGTCGGTATTCGACCAATATTCAGCCATACTTATTTACCTCCTACATATCTAATCACGTTACGGTCTGGGTTGATGTAATCTTGTTCTTCCCTAAAACGTCCGATTTGGATAGTCTTTGAGAAGATACCATTTTCAATGTGAATCACACCTTGAGAGATATACATCACTTCATTACCGGCTGAGAACATTGAAATTCTGCCGTTTGGGTTGAATAGCATAGAGCTAGAATTATCGGTTTTACCGATAATTAGCCCCTCGTTAGACGATGCCATGTAACTGTCGATGAAATTCCAACGCTCTGACATGTCATTCAGATTGTTCTCTAGTTTTGCGACACGAGCACTTGCATCCGCAAGATTTTTCTCAGCTTGTGCTCGATTAGCGTTGTTTGCGTTAACGAAGTCTTGATAAGCCTTCACCCATTGATTGAGCGTATCAAGGGACGCTTTGGCTTCTAACTCAGCTTTCATCACGGAATTAATTTCATTTAGCTTATTCAACTGGTTTTGCGTCAGCACACTGTCAGCCTTGCTATCTAGCTTGCCTTTTAAATCTTTTGGTGATGCTTGCCACGCTCGGTCAGTGGTGCCTTCGTAGCAATCTAGCTCGGTAAAAAATAGCAACGACTCACTGCCGTTAGTCGTACCCTTGTTGTCGATACGGATGAAGCCTTCATCACACTCGCCGGAATTAAATGTCAAGTGCCATTTAACAACCCTGCCAGTTGATGGTGAACCGTTGTGCGATTTGAAGTTGACTACGTTAGTGAATGTTTTATTGGTTTCATTCGACTTGCGACCAAGGAAATAGATATCTACACCCTTAATATTACCGGTAGCGAATGATTGAATGTTGAACGAATAATCAGTATTTCGTTTGACTGGGAAACGTAGCGTAGAAGCTGGGAGTGATGATGATGCTCTTAGCAAAAACAGTGGTCTAGCGCCGTTGTAGTAAAAACCATGACTTGAAATAGATAGATTAGCATTTGGCTGTGGCACTTCCCAGAATCCCCAGTTATCAAGATTCTCCGGAAACGCTGAGTTTGTTATTAAGTTTTCACCACCGACCGACACACTGCCCGTCATATCGTTCCAAACATAATCAGCTGGGTTGGTGCTATCTGATTGGCTGAAATTAGTACATACACCCAAATAGCGCTTGTTTCCATTCTGTGTCAAACTGAAACCAGTCCGACCATCAGCACTATCGGCATAGGCAAAGTGAACGTAAGGTGTTCGTCCGTCAGACCCAGCCTTACCGGGAATACCATCCCGTCCATCGCTCCCCTTCCACTTACTCCATCGGTAATCTTGTGGGTTTCGGCTATCCGTGGCATTGAAATCTTGATACATCCCAATAAATGGTTTATTGGTATCGGTTTGACTGAATCCGCCACCGGAAACCGTGTCAGCATAAGCTATATGCGTGTACTGTGTTTTACCGTCAGCACCCTTAATGCCTGGGATACCTTGGTCTCCTTTCGGCCCTTGTAAACCTTGTGGACCACGTTCACCCGGTAAACCACGGTCTCCCTTGGCACCATCATTTCCTTTAGGTCCTTGCTCACCTTTTGGCCCTTGCTCACCGATTTTAGAAACCGAGTATCCAGTTTCATTTGTGTTATCAGTATAAGTCCAAACCGTTTTCGTCCAAAGATACTGCCCCGCTGGTACGTTTGGTACTTGACTAGTCCAACCGCTTGTTGGTGCCACTGTCCCTGATGTGCCTTGTGCATAGGTGATTGTGGTGCTACGAATACCGACGCCATCCTTACCAGCGATACCATTATTCCCATCGTTCCCATCTCTAGCAACGTAGGTTTTCTGATAACCGGTTTCGGTGGTGTTATCCGTGTAAGTCCAGACTGTCTTAGTCCAAAACCATTGCCCTTTAACTAATGCCGGTGGGTTTTGGTACCACGCCGTTGGTGGCACGGTTTCGGCCATCGATAGACCATATAGAACACTGGTATTTCTAATGCCGATACCATTCTTGCCCGGTATTCCGTCGTTCCCACGGTCTCCCTTCGGTCCTTGTTCACCCATTTTTGCAACAGAAAAACCTTGTTCGCTAGTGCCGTCTGAATAGAACCATGTTGTTCTTGTCCAAAGAAATTCACCGGGGTTAACTGTCGGAATGTCTGGCGACCATGTCCCATCTTCAAATACGATATTTTTAATCCATACTGAATTATCTGTAGTGTAGGTATTGACACGGATTTCATAATCACCAGTAGGGCGGTTATGCGTGTATCTCGTACCGTTAGCCGTGTTGCTGTCAGAGATAATAGCCCATGTACTAAAACTAGGGTTGATTATCCAAATTGTAGCGTTGTTGTTGCTAGTTGCCGTATTGTGCTGATTGGTGAAACTACCATTCGTTTCAGCAGACAGAATGTAAGTCTTGCCTTGTTCCAATCGAACACGCTGACCAGTCATGGTAAGGTTATCCGTCTTGGAATTTGAAGGCTGGTACTTATCGTTTAACGCTGCTACCACGCTGCCAGACGGCTTATTAACACCGTCCGTAGATTTCGCATAACGTAGAGTGGTATTAACCAACCCTACACCATCTTTACCTGGTAGACCATCATCACCCTTGGAACCATTCTGTGGGATGTATGTTTTCTGATATCCAGTTTCGCTAGATAAGTCTGTATACATCCATTGCGTTTTAGTCCAAAGGTATTTACCTTTAATCAAAATCGGTGGGTTTGCCGTCCAGCTCGTAGGCATTGTGGTTTCATTGTCACTCATGCCATAGGTGATAGTGGTAGATTTTAGACCTACACCGTTTTTTCCGGGTAAGCCGTCATTACCACGGTCACCTTTGTCGCCTTTAGGTCCGGGGTCGCCTTTAGCCCCGTTTTTACCGTCTGAGACATTTAAAAAAGTAACTTCTTCTGAAGCTACTTCTTTATTGTCTACCCACGCCGAAACCGTCAAGGCGGTTGGTTGGGTAATCTCTGACGCTACCATGTCGTAGGTCATACCCACATATTTGATTTCACCGTTAATCACGAAACGCCATGTAGCGTCCACTATTCTATCGCCTTGTTTTAAAACTGGTCGAACAGTCGAACGACCAACGCCATTTTTAAAGACCGTGCCATTGGTAGTCGTGATCTCGACACGGTATGGCAATGATTTAGAAACAATCTCATCAATACGTTGTTGCAAACTACCAGACGGTTTATTGTCCAGCTTTCTGAAATTGGTAAACACAACCGAGTTATTCAATGGCATATCAAAACTGATTACCATTTCAGATACACGAGCCTCAAGGGCTAATCCACCTCTAAAATTATTATTGATAATCTTAACAGTGTCGCCTAAATTGATATCCTTGTAGTTTTCAATGAAACTGGATTGAATATCAACGGTATATGTCAATAGCGGGTAAGCGTACTGTTTGATAGTACGCAAGGCGTAACCTTTTAAAGCGTTGACATCCTTGTACTCGGTTTCAAAGTCCTTGCGTGTCCATCTATCCGTATCGCTCCCTCTAAGCGTCGATGGGTATTTTTGCATCGAAATAGGAGCATAAACCATCGGACTGCCTTTTTTAGAATAAAACTCTACTTGCCCTAATTCGTTCTTTTCCTCAAACTCAACGTCTATAAGGTTGGTGCCCTCTTGCCCGACAAAATACCCAGCATTGAATAGTTGGGTTTTATCACTAGCGATTTGAACACCTTTCAAGCCGTTTTGATAGTAGAGGATGACATCACCTCTAACCTTACCAATACCGTGGTGATTTTCATCTGGTTGTTGGTAGATGTCGATGACAAAGCGTTTTAACGTACCATCTCTATTTAATTCTGTTCGGAAGATAAACTCAGCATCAAACTGATTCATCAAGCTATGTAATTGCTCAAGTTTAGTGCTTTGTTGAGAATCAAACGTGATTGTTCTTGTTTTGTCAGAAACTTCGTTAATGCCGATTTCCAAACCAGCCAATCCTAGCAAGTCGAGATTTTGAAGATACCACTCCAGACTTTTAGCACCATTACTGCTACCAAGAGGGCGTGCACTTTCCATTGCCAATTCCAAGTTAGTGTTATTACAAGTGACTTGAAAACTCGTGTCGTTCTCAATAAGTTGCGACACATAGAAAACGTGGTAGGTGTTATCGTAGTAAAATGACACGTACATTTGATCGTTGATGTATTTTACATCATCATGTAGTTTGCCATCGACGATTTTCGGAATCGCAAAATCAAATGTACTGGTTGAGTATTCAAGATAAGTGTGCCATTGACTGTTAGAATATGGCAACATGCCAGGAACGTTGTTATTTAACGCACACACCTTGCGCATATTCTTATCATGAATCCAAATTTGCATTAAACAAAACGCTCCTTCCAAGTAATTTCAATCGTTGGATCAGTCCTTGTCCAACTAGATGTATAGATGTCGATTTCAGTTTCACCAGTACCAATGCTGAAAGGCTCAGACAGATATGTTAGCTCGTTAGACGCTGGCAAATTGTCAACTAAGGTTTTACCCTTTGCCATGTCAATTTCAAGGATAGAACCCTTGCCAAATCGGTTTGGGATGTCCTCGTTTTTGTTGACGAAATCTTTTCGATAGTACATTTCATCGAGATACATATGGGTTACAAGCGGGCTTTGATGGATGCCGGCAAGTAAGACATTAATTCTTTTAGATTTTCGACCTTTCAAGGCTGGTATCTTAAATTTAGGATAAGAGCCCCACCAATAGAAAGTGATTTCATCATCCTTTCTGAGAATGTCAGACCATCCACGAGTAGAGTTGAAAGGGTTGTGTTCGTCTAGGTGTGTTCCATAGAAACGTTTACTCTCGACAATCTTATAACCACCCTTACCATCACTGACAAGGAAGTTATAGTCGCAATCAAGACCATTAACTGTTTTCATGGTTTCGACACCATAGAGAAACTCGCCTTTTTCATCGGTAACTGACAGCTTGATGAAACCGTACTGATTAGGAAGTCCTAACCAAAACACTTCACGCCACCAGATATATTCATTAAGTGAGCCTTTCTCACCGTTTGAATCTGCTGGGATCTCCCATGTTATCGAGCTACCTTGTTTCTGTCTAGGCCCGCTACCTCTTGATGTCAAGGCGATGTTGGGACGATTGAAAACATCAATCACCCCTAATGTCCCGTTTAGGTTTTCGCTATCGTCATTAAATCGACCAACGTTTTTCAAACCCACCTCGAAACCTCGCCTAACATCTTCTGGTTTTCGATAGTCAAACAATATTTCCGAGTGTTTAACATCTTGCGTGTCAGCTTCATTCGGATTGCCGATCTCATAGCTTTCGCTAGAAGATTTAACAATCCCAACCCAGCCATTATCCGAGTTGAATTTCAGTTTAATATCTGGGTAGGTTTCAGCCGTACCAAAGTTTTTCAAGGTCGCTTTGTAATGTCCGGTTGAAACTTTCTTAATACTTCCGTATTTCGTTTCACCGTCACTACTTACTAAGGCTTGCGCTTTGTTTTCACCGTAGCTTTTTGGAACATCGAACGTAACCGTTACTGTGGCAGTAATTGGTGAAGTGTTCTTATCAACCGTTAAGGACGCTTGACCAGACGGAATAGCTTCCCAAACTTTGTTAGGTTCGTCCCCAAAAATCAATGTTTTTGGTTTATCAACATTGAGATAACCGCCCAGCGTTTCAGCAATGGTATTAAAGTAGTCGTAGTTTCCTACGAGTGTGAACGATACTTGAATCTGCTTAACTGACAAGGTACTGTATAGGAATTGCTGACCATAACGCCTACGCCCTTGGTCTTGATAGTTGTTGTTAAAGTTGGATGCCACGTTCTTTGTGACATCTACTGGAACGGTACGCCCTTGCCCCTCATTGAATAATTCGGTTAAGTTCTTACCGTCAAAAATGACTGACATTCCTATCAAATAATGCTACCTCCTAACAGCGCTTGTCTGCGCTCATAATCGTTTGTTGCCTTGGTCATAAACGGTGCTAGACCGTTTGACACGCTTCTACCGTCGATGATATTTCTAACTTCAATAGGGTTAGAGCCATTAGTTACCAATTGACCGAGTAAGTCAATCATGATATCTAGCTTGCTTTCCAATACAGAAACACGCTCACGATCTGAAGTGTTATCGTGGTTGCCTTGTGGGGAATCGCCCGCAAATCGTGCCACTGCTTCAGTAAGTAATTGCCACGCTCTACCACGTTTGGCAATATCTGTCGGGATAACATACTCTGGCATGTCACCCTCGGCTAATTCATAAACACCATTTTTATGGACTAGACCACCGTTAGCATAGCCATAAGCGGCTACACGGTTAAAGGCTGCATCTGATGTTCCGTAGCGGTGTTTGATGTAGTTGATTGCAGCAAGCAAGTTATCATAACCGTTACGGATATTGTTATGTCCTGCGTGCTTGTAAGCGTCAAATGTTGGTTGAATAGTTTGCATCAAACCAATAGATGGCGTGCCAGCTCTTGCGTTACTATCCCAGTTATTTTGAACATTAGGGTTACCACCAGACTCACGCTGGATAGTTGCCAAAATCTTCGATACACGGAAACTGTTAGCTTCGATGCCGTTAGCTTCCAACGCTCTAACAACAGAACTGCGCCATCTTTCAACTCCAGACCCTTGAGGACCATCTTCACCACCGCCGGCTGGGCTTAACAATGGACCAAGGGTTTTCTTAATCCATTCGAACATGCCACCGACTTGGCGCTTAATTAAGCTTTGAAGCGGGTTGTTTCGGTCCTTAAGTGGCTTGCTATCATCACCACCACTACTTCCACTGTCTCGAACACCGAAATCAAGGAAGGTAGCAGCGTTTGAAATATGACGTCCGGCATATTGGTGATACTGACCATTACCGCCATAGTTGTATTCTTCACCATCGTAGGTGTCGCCATGTACGGCTGTTACAAAGTCAACGTGGTTGCTTGAAACAGGACCGCCAGTGTAGACGGCTACTGTACCCGGTTTAGGTCTGCTTAAGTGTGGCACCTTAGCTGAAATCCACTGATTACCATTACCGAGATAGCTAAACAAGCTTGAATTAACACCGAGGTTTGCCAATCGGCTAGCAACGAATGATACACATTCACGATAGAAGTAACCCCAAGGGTCAGCACCAGCGTCTTTCGCTTTATCTTTAAAACGGTAGTCGTCACCTTTGGCACCCATTGCCACGGTGCCTTCATCCATTGAGGCATTGGCCATAGACCAAAGCTCTTTCCACCAATTTTTAGCTTCTTCGATAGGTTTCTTATAAAGCGCATTACCGAGCGGGTTAAACATGCCGGCTAACTTGTCAGCGTTAGGACTGAATTTCTTAGCCAATGATCCAACTGGGTCTTTAACAACATCGGTCACAAATTCAATCATTTTCATGAATTTGTCAACACCATTTTTCATAGTGTCCCAAACTGAGCCAGCTACGTTGGTAGCAGTATCCCAGATTTTAGACCAGAAACCAGTACCTTTGGCAAAGGCGCCACGCTCTACGCCCATAAGCATTGCCAATTCGCTAGCATTGATGACCTCTGAGCCAGCAGGCAAGAGGTATTCAACATTTCGCCCTTGTGGTAAGAACGACTTACCATTAGGTAGAATTACCATTTCTTGGTTGTTGGTCTCTGGACTGTCGTAACCGTCATTAAGCGTAGCTAACGTAGGCTTAGTGATTGGGTTTCGGTATGAACTAAACATACCAGTACCACCGGCAAACTTAACTTTCGGAATTTTAGAGATAGCTTCTTTGCTACCACCAAAATCAGAAATCAGTTTGTTGATGCCATCGATACCAGCGTTAGGCAATGCAATGACGGCATTAATACCATCACCGGCAAGTTTTTTGAGGCCGTCCCACATTTCGCTAAATCCTTTTTTTACATTGTCCCACGTATCTTTGAAGAATTTAGCGATATTGGTCAAAGCGTCGGTAATCAGCTTGGTAATGTTAACACCAAATTTTTCTTGTGTTAACGCTCCAATCTCATCCCATTTTTTAGATAGGAATTTCTTAGAATTTTCCCAACCGTCAAACCAATTCTTATTGATGCCCTTGTGGTGCTTGTCGATGTCCTTACCAAGGGCAGTCATGGCTTCCGTAGCATTACCCTTGATACCGTCCCACGTTTTAGATGCGAACTTCTTGACATTGTCCCACTTTTCGCCCCAATCTTTCTTAAGGCTGCTCATGTGTTTTGCAACGCCTTTAGCCATATCTTTGACATGGTCCACAGTATTATCGACGAATTTTTTAAACGGTTTGTTGTGCTTGTACATCAACTCGAAACCAGCTACTACTGGATTAGAGATTACAAGCAACTTCTTAGCGGTGTTGGTAAAGGCTTTGATACCTTTTTCGCCACCAGTGAAGTAAGTCTTGGTCTTTTCAAAACCTTTCTTGGTGCTCTTGGTCATTGAGTCCATCGCACCAGTCCAAGTCTTCTTCATGCCATCCCATGTTTTACCGAGCCACTTGCCAGCATTAGAGAAACCGTCTTTTATACTTTTTACGATACCATCAACGAATTTCTTGAACTTTTTATTGTGCTTGTAAATTAAAGCAAAAGCTCCAGCAATAGGATTGGCAATAAATAAAAGGACTTGTTTCCAGTCCTTCTTGAAAAAATCAATGATCTTGCCAAAGATTTCTTTAGTCACTTTGAAGATTTTGTCAAAGGCTTTTTTTGCAGCGCTGAACATGCCATCAACAAATTTCTTGAATTTCTTGTTGTGTTTATAGAGCAATACCAATGCAGCGACAGCCGCTGCTACCGCAACAGCGATTAACCCGATGGGATTTGCTGCCATTGCTGCGTTCAATGCTACTTGCACCCCCGTCGCAATTTTTTGAGCGGCAGCCATAGCTTTTTGGGCGACAGTCATAGCTATCGTTGAATTTTTCATCACGTTAATAGCTTTCGCAACTTTCATCACTCCTGAGGCTACTTTAGAACCCACAAAATAAGCAGCAAACAAAGAACCGACTGTCTTAATAGCCGTTTTATGTTCTGCGATACCGCCTAAAGTCTTTGATAGTGATGTTACTGGTGATTTAGCTTTCTTGCCGTTGCCAGTCATTAGGTTAAGCGCTTCGGCAACACCTTTAATCATGCCTACAGCAGTTTCCCAAACACCGCTAGCAAAGTCCTTACCAATGCTAAACACCGAACCTAAACTGTCTTTGACCTCTTTAAAGAAAGCTACAATTTTAGGGGCATTGTTAGCAATGGTTTTGCTAACATTATCAACAGTCTTGTTAAGACCATCCATGAAGCCATTCAGCTTGTCCTTGCCATCACCGAGATTAAACACTTTAGAAAAGGCATCCATGATGGTGCCTAGACCTTTGGAAACGTGCTCCCCTAAATCTTTAAACTTAGTTTCAGTGTTAGGGTCAGCAACCCAATCCCCAATTTGTTGTAAGAATGGGTTTTTCATTTTATCGATTGGGTCACGGAAAGCAGCGACTACCGCTGGCATACGGGACTGAATTGTCCTTTCAAGACCACCAATAGTAGTTGAGAAGTTAGCAGTGGCATCCTTGTATTTGTCTTGCAACTCGAACAAGGCTTTTTGGGCCATTTCAGCGGTAATCTTACCATCTTTTTGGAGCTCCGCATATTTATCGGCTGTCATGTCTGCAATGCCAAGCTCTTGTGCTGCCACTTCTTTGAGTTGGTTTTTCATTTCTGGAAAGACATTGATGATTGACATCATGTCTTGCCCTTGAACCTTACCATTGGCAATCATTTGCGCCCATTGTGTAGCAAAGTTTTCAACGGCTGCATCGGTTTGACCAAACGCATCTTGCAAGGTCAAAATGGCTTGTGTTTGTTGCTTGGTTAACTCGGTATTGTGAGTTACGGCATAGAATTTTTGGTTCATACCGTCAACCATTTCGGTTGAGTTCGCCGCTGCTTGTGCCATTTGGTTGGTCATGTCAACCATTTTCTTTCCTTCTTCAGCATTACCCGTCAAAGTTAACCAAGTGGCATTCATGGTTTGTTGGTATTTAACATATTCAGCACTAGACTGTGCGATTTCGTCAAACTTGCCTTTGATAGCTCCCAACGCATTCTGGAAACCGTTACTAATGAGGTTAGCCGCAAACGTAGCGCCAAAGATACCCTTTAACCGTGAGGTTTTATGCTCAGTCTCACTGACTTCACTACCTAAACGTTTGAAGCTCTCTTTCAAGCGTCCAATGAATGTACTAGAGCGTTGACTTTGCTCGATCTCATCATTCAATCTATCAGCGGCATTCCTAGTATGTGCAAGACTAGTAGCTGTTTCGTCTAAACGTTGCTTTTGCTTGCGGTATTCATCGCTTGTTCTTCCGGACTGTTTAGCGACACGCTCAAGCATTTCTTTTTGGGTCTCATACTGCTTATTTAAATTAATAATCGAACCCTTGTATTGCTTGAGTTGTTCCTGTCTAGCTTCGTCTTCCTTGCCCTCTGCCTTTAAACGCTTGATGTAAGTGTCTGAGGCTTCGTTTTGGGCTTTGTACTCACGTTGCAATTCAGAAAGCCCAGATTTATGATAATCTAGGCTATTCTTAGCTTGGCGCTGTTGGTTTTCCAACGATGCCAAACGTGTAGTTGCTTGGTCAATCTGTTGTTGGTACTTAAGGTACTGTTCAGCGGTTTCAGCGGTACTTCCTTTAAGTTGAGACTGTTCTTGTTTCAGTTTCTCAATCTTATGTTGTTGATTTTGGATAGCATTACCCAAACCATCATACTTAGCTTGTGCTGCACCTAAATAGTCACCAGCACTACGCATTTGGCTCTCTTGTGCCTTCCATGCGTTCGTAGAGCTATTGACTAACTGAGTTAACCGCTTAATCGAGTTAGCCGCTTGTAACGTGTCTAAGGCGATTTCAGTGGACATGGTAGCTTGTACTTTTGCCATGTATTATTTTTTCCTCCTTTCCTTAAAATTTAGAGTAAAGATGTTGGGTCTACCATCCTATCTTCTTCCTCTTTTGCGTTTAGAATTTTCATCAATTCATAATAATCGGTATCGTAGTACTGATCTAGCGTCCACCCAAAACCTTGAATTGATTTTTTAGCAACAAGCTTTAAGTCCTCAATGCTATTTTCTAAATCAAAAATCTGTTCCCCTTTAGACTTTAGTCTTTTGGGTCAATTTCACCAGCGGCATTTTCAAGTTGTTCGTCAGTCAAACCGTACATATAGCCCACCAACTTTTCGGCAATCTCTTGTGTACGTTCATTGTCCAAATCAAGCAATTTATCATAGGCTTCATCATCCAAGTTGAGAACGGCACGAATGAAACCGAGCATTTCTTTAAGGATTGTGAAGCTTGCTTGTGTTTTCTCTTGTGTATCACCATCTTCGACAGTATCGCTAATCTTAAGGACTGCTAATTGGTATTCATGCATACGCAATACATTGCGGTTGCTTGTTTTTACTTTGAATGCTTTCTTACTGATTTCTGGAATTTGAATAGTTCTGATTTCCATTTTATCTTTACTCCTTTTTAACAAAAATAGAGGTCAGGCCATAAGCCCGACCTCGTGCGAATTATAGACTGTTTGATGCAGCAGGAAGGACATATCCACCGAATACTTCTTTGAACATATTTGTTTTGTCGAAGTTAGATGCTCCAGAATAGTATTTCTTGTAAGGCTCACCACCAAACGCATCCGCTGACAAGGCGTTGAATGTCATGTTATCGTCTTGGCGAGTTTGGGCAGTATCGGTATCTGTAGCAACGTTTTGAGTTGATTCTTGCATGATACCGTTAGCGAAACCAAAGAATACTGAGTGCTTGCGGTCAAGCGTTTCAGATTCAATCAATACTGCTGTGTGAGGTTTTTCACCATCCATCACATAACCACCTTTGCCGTCTGGTTTAAAACCAAGCAGTTTTTGTTTGATTTCAAAATCAAGGTTGTTAAAGTCAAAAGCGACTGTTGGGGAACCTGGTGCAATCATAACGTCTTGCACTGAGTTGTTCCCTGGAATCTTAGTCGCTTGACCTTCCAAGTTTGAGATGTTAGCGGTACGAGTACCAAGCATTTTAGAATCGACTTCAATAACGCCTTCTGTTGAAAGGCCGTCAGCCCCTTTAAGTAATTTTTGGGTTTTAGGGTCAACCAATGCAAGGCGAACCATTTTCAAACCTACAATTGCCATATAGTAATTTCTCCTTTGTTAAATTAGCTTATCGAGAGCAACAAAAAAGACCGCCGTAATCTGTAACGTATCGGGGTCTATGCTATGTTCTCTCATATCTGTAATTGAGTAGTGTTCAGATTTTAGGAATTTCAGCAATTCCATTTCAAAGGCTTCAATATCAAAATTAATATCAGCCTTATAGAAGATCTGTACCTCTACTCTATCCGTTTTACTGAAAAAGGTATTATTTCCGCTTAATTCAAGTGATGGGTTGCTTTCTGTGAGCAAAACGATTGTCTTATCGGTGTTTTCTTCGAGCTCTTTGGGCAAGTTGTTTGCATATACTTCGCTTATTTCACCAAATTCTTTGCCCTCAATTAACTCTTTAAGTTTTACGGTTGCTAGCACTTAATCACTTCCCTCCTTTTCTACGGATAAGTTTTTCATATTCCTCTTTTTCTGCTAATAGCACTTTCCTTTGAACAGCGCTATCGTTTTGGACATTGGTAACGAAATGGTCAGCACGATATTTCTTAGTGCCGTCATTTAATCGTCTAGCATTTTGGGCGTGGTAATTATTTTTCCATCCTACGGTTGCCACACCGTTCTTTCTACCGTCCGCATTAGTGGACTGGACAGATAAACCGTCAGCCATGTGCCCATACTTCAAACGTTTCTTGTTTGAGTAGTGTTTCTCACGGGTTACATCTTCTAACTCCTTTTGAAACACCTTTGCGCCAGCGGTGGTAATCTTAGCTTGTTCCGCTGGTGTTAAATCGCCAATACTGGCTACTGTTTCAAGCCAGCCCTCTAGCGCCTTATCAAGCCCTACCATAAGCTATCACCCAACTTTCTTATGCTTACGCAAAGTCAGAAAGTCGTAGCGGTTAAGCCCAAAATTCTCGTTAGGACTAACTCGCACAATGTCATACTGAGTGCCATTCAAAACAGCGACTTGACCTTCGATAACTTTGGCATTGTGGCGAATGACGATAACTTTTGTATCGGTTTCGCCATTTTGTTGGGCTAAATACTCTTGATTGAGCGTTCTAGTGTGGGGTTTATAGTGCAACGTAAACTGTTTAACAAACTTTGGCACGTTAACACCCGTGAATTTGTTGGGTGTGCTTTGGTATGTGCCAAAATCAGCCTTGAAGCGAAAGTCTGAGGGTAAATATCTAACTTTAGGCATTAGTCACCTCTTTCTTCACTATACGTTGCGTATAATCCTCTTAATTGCCCGATTATGCTATTTAAAGTTAGGTTAATCGGATAAGTCACCGTGTCAGTCAAAGCGACTCTATAAGTGAAATACGAACTTGCGAGGGCTATTACAGCCGTGTCAAATAGAGATTCCACGCTTTCAAGGTCGTAGAATTTCTGGTCACTACCGACTGCATTGATAATGTACTGTTGAGCCGATTCAATGTAAGCTGGAATGAGTGCAGTGTCGTCTGTCTCATCCAGATTCAAGGTCTGCATGATGGTTTCCTTAGATACACTCATTGCTTACCTCCTAAATCAAGCTCCTGCAGTAAGATTAGCTTTTTGGTCAGCAATCGCTTTAAATGATGCTGGCACAAACGCTTCTTCATCCGTTTTAACAACGTCGAAACGGTCAATAACACGCACTTTAGTAGTGTCAGTTTCAAACGCACCACCACCGATGTTTGTTGAAAGTAGTGACAAGCGTTGACGGTCAAAGAGTGTTACCGCTTGCTTCAAGTCGCCGAAATACAATGGCATAGCTCCAGTAGTAGCATTAGCAAGCCAACGGTCAGAAACTTCTTTTACTGCAAAACCATCGATTGAGTATCCAGTTGGTGATTTCACATCACGTTCCATGAGGTAGTCACCCATTGCATTCTTGACTTTCTTAAGGGCAGTGAAGCCTGAAGTGTTAGTCAAGAAGAACGAAGTTTGCTTGATAGCTGGGTCAACTTTAGCTTCAAGGTCAATGATGTCATCCCACTTAGCCAATGTTGGTTTAGTTGGGAGTGTTGCGATAACTTCCAAGATAGCTTTGTTACGAGTAACAACGACTTTCTTCGCAATCCATCCAGACAACCATGCAAGGATATTTTCGGCAGAATCAGCAAGCAAGCTGTTAGTTACTGTTGAGATACCAGCATAGCGTTTGATAGCATAGCGGATAAGAGAAAGTTTTGGATCGTCATTAGCACCGATTTGACCAGCTTCATCATCGAGTTTAGAAAGGCCAGTGATTTCAGCCCATTTTTCGTAAACACGAGAACCAGTAAGAGTAGTTACGTTTTCAACGTTAACGTATTCTTGCAATGAATCGTATTGACGAACCAATGTATTAATAGCTGTGCGGATATCTTGTGGGATAGTCAAGCCAGCATCAGAACCAGATGCGTCTGTTTTGGAATCAAGCAAGTTTTGGTAACGACCACGAACGAGATTCTTGAAGTCTTTGACAAAGTTAGCTTTAACTTCTTCTTCGTTTTCAGTCAAAGGTTTCTTGTCTTCTTCAGTCATGTTAGCTACTTCGCTAGCACGAGCTTCAGTGTATTGTTCCTTGAACATGTCACGTTTCATTTTGGCAGTGTCACGCTCGTTCTTGATAGCTTGCAATTCTTCAGCGGTTACTGAATCATCAAGCATAGCTACGTTAAGTTTTTCATTTAGATTTTCGACCTTGTCGCCTTGAGCAACCCAAAGGTCATGCAATTCGTTTGATGTTTTCATTAATCATCTTCCTTTCATTTTTCAAGTAAAATAGCCAATTTCTGCTCACGCAATGAATTGGTTTTAGGTGTAGCAATCATATTCTTAAATTTAGTGATTGCTGATTTGCTTGGTAGTTGATGTACGGCATTAGTAACCATGATTTCTTCTTCGTCATCATCGAAAAACATGATTTCATCCGCAAAGCCTTTATCTACAGCAGTTTTAGCATTAAGCCATGTCTCTTTAGCCATGAGATCAAGTAATTCTGGTTGCTTAAGCCCGGTTTTCATCTCATAAGCCAAAGCAATAGATTCATCAATGCTATTCAATACCGCTGATTGATGCTCTAGGTCATCGCTATTCCCGACGATACCAGTAGACGCTTTATGAATCATAATATGCGCCGTTGGACTGATACGCACGGTATCGCCAGCCATAGAAATGACACTCGCAGCACTAGCCGCAAGCCCTTGCACATTAACCACAATACGCTTGCCACTGGCTTTAAGCATGGTATAGATTTCGCTAGCTGCAAATACATCACCACCGTTTGAAGCAATATTAAGCGTAATTTCTTCGTCTTCATCGTTAGCGATGGCTTCTTGTACCAATTTAGGGTAGGTACTAGACATGCCAAAGTATTCATAGAACGCTCCAGCATCATCGCTTACAATATCGCCCTTAATGTCAATCTTGCCCATTTATCTCACCTCCTTTCAATGTGGTACGGTTAGGGTTTTTACCCTCTGGCAACTCTTTAGGTAAAATCTCAGCTTGTTGCAAAATATACAAGCCTTGATTCTGTGCGAGTGTGCCACTTTTGACCATGCTATTGATACGGCTGATATAGTTAGCACCAGTCGGGTCAACCGCTGGAAAAATATCTGCGTCCACATCGCATGAAAGTTTCTGAGATAACTCACTGAGGAACGGTCTCAAATAGCGTGCTACTGCTTTAGAGTAGACATTTGAGCTCATTTCTAGTGAAGACTGTTGGTCTCCTTGACCTCCGACAACGTTCTCTGGGATACCGTAGACTTTTGCAAATTGTCCGGTCGTCCAGTCCGCTTGCTTAAGTAGTTGGGCCACGTTGGATTTTATCTCAAGAGGTGTGAAGTCCTCTAAATCATCCAGTACCAACGGACCACCTTGCATTTGCTTCATCGCTTGTCTTGAGCGTGAGACCTTGGTTTTGAAATCGAGCAAGCCACCGCCTTTGATTTTCAAAATACCATTGGCGTTAAGGGCGTTCTTAAGAGAGTTAAGCGTTAGCTTATCACTGGCTTTTTGAATATCTAATTCTCTACCAAGGGCCATCAACGGGCTTACGCTTGTCAAACCACCATCCACTGATAGCAATCTAAAGTGTAAGATGTCGCTTTGCGGAACATGCTGCTTTGGTGGAATGCGTGGGTCATCAAAAGTGATGTTATAGTAAAGACCGTTTTGGTTGTCCAAGCGGTTAAATGAGACTTGAGACGGTCTCAAATATTCCCACTTCATATCACGCCCATTGTCATTTCGCCATCGATAGGCAAAGGCTTCACCACCCAATAGCATTTGAGCAAAGATAGACTGATAGAAATTAAAGCGGTTAGCGTTGTTTGATGGATTATCCACAATGCCTTGTAACTGTTTTCGGCTAGTTGTCAGCTTGGCAGTCGCAAGGTCATTAGATAACTGACTGATAATAGAGAATAGGTCCGAGTTTTTAAGAGCAGTTTCGGCTGAAACCCACTCACTACCATTCAAGGTAGCCAAAAACTCTGGATCAGTGATATCAAAAAAGCCCCCTTGGTTACTCGGTGGGCTTTCGGTTGCTAAATTAAATATCGGCAATTATTATCACCTCCTTTCTAGCCTTTTTTGCTAGCTAATTCACTCACTAGCCCAGCTAGTACGAACGTGATTGTCATACTAATACCAAACCACACATAGCCGATGTGGTAAGTAGTGACATTGAGCGAAATTGCAGCTAAAATAAACATCAAAATGTCAAAAATAGCCCAAATTGCTTTAAAAAACTTCAAAATCATGTATTAATACTCCTCTAGTAGCCCACTATCTGGGTTTTTCAACCAGTTTAGGACGGCCTCTTGACTCATGTGTTCGACCTTCCACGTTGGGTTATTGGTAATCGCGTAGTCTTCGAACGCATACATACCATCGTAAAAACCATCAATTAGAGCGTCCACCACGTCGATTTTATAGGTCGATTTCATTTTATCGACTTGAATACCGATGTTGTCTTCCTTGATTACCGCATTTATCAAGGCTTTTCGCATGATTTCATCATCAAGTCTAGTGATATTGCCTTCGATAAAGAGCGTTTGAAGGAATTTTGTCGGGTCTTTCAGTTCGCTTGTACGCTGTCTAATCGGCATGAGTGGAAAACTCGTGTTAGATTCCAAGGCTTTGATAATCTTTGATACTCCCATAGCGTCGTAGCCGAAGAAAACCACATCAAGCTGATTATCTTCTACATACTCGCAAAACCAGCGGTACACTTCCTCTGGATTGATAAGCCCTTGTGGGTGACTGGTAATCGTACAAAAACCCTTGGTTTCCAAGTCTCGATAGTTGATGCCGTCTTGCTCCATCTTAGCTTCTAACGAGCCTGCTTGTTGCCAGGGAATGAAACTATGTTGTTCGATATGCCATTTCTGACTACCGTCTCCAGCAACGTAGGGATAAACAAAACCGATAGCCGTATTATCGCTGAACATAGACGCATCCAGTCCTACATAGACACGCTTACCCTTGATATCAAATTCATCAACAACGGCATTCTCGATATCAGTCAAATCAAGGAAACTGTTGCTATCTGCTAGCAACCAACAATTCATGTTTTTGACTTGGAAGTCAGCAAGTTTCCCCATAAGCAGTTTCTTATCACGCTCAGAAAGTAACCCTTTCATCAATCCATCCTTTAATTTAGGGTGGTTAAGTAGTGGGTTACTCTTTGCCCATGTTTCTGGTTTAAAGACTTCTTCCAAGTTATCTTGAGACCAAATTAGACATAGCTGATCATCACCAGAACGGTCAAAGTCACGTTCCATAATCTCAATCAGTTTCTTTTGCTCTTGATGAAATGGAACATCGGGCGTTTGGTAAGATGTTGAAATCTCAATAAAACGCGAGCCCTCGGTATTAACTTGCCCGGATGTGATTTTAGAAATCCCTTCATCCGTTCTAAGCTCACCGACTTCATCGGCCACGGCCAGTTTAAAGTGCTTACCGTCAAATTTACCCGATTCAAAAGAGATAGTATGAATGGTATTGGCATCTACGAGCGATTTAATCTCTCGTGAATATAATTGGACTTGTGTTTCTTCTGCTAGCGACTTAAACGGCTCATTCTCAATGATTCTAGCCATCATAGATTTAACATAAGTATACAGCTTCATTGTTTGGTCGAAGTTTAGCGAACTAACAAGAAAATCTTGGTTACTTTGCCCGATAATCTCAATAAGATAAGAGAAATTAAGGCAGATACCAGCTATCATCGTTTTCCCTTGCGAACGAGCAATAGAAATAATGATATTTGAAAACCTTGGTACATCGTCTAAATCAAACCACGCAAAGAGTTGGGCAAATATGAAATACTGCCAATCCATAGGCTCTAACTTTTGGCTCAGATCATCAACGTTTGGCACTAATGATAGGAATTTCAAGAAACGGTTAAACGCTTCGACTGAATAGACATAAGGAAAATCGCTATCCCCTTGTCTTTGCAAGTCTCGGAGGTGCCTAAAACATGCTAATTGGATATTGTAACCAGCGACAATCTTGCCATCTAGCACGTTAAAACAGTATTTCGTGCCATAGTCGGTATAGGTTTTTCGTTCATAAGAAAAATCGATGCTATTATAAGCACCGATTACATCTTTTGACTTGGTTAAATCAATCTTTTGCATGTTTCACCTCCTTTATTTAAAGAATGCTGCCATTTTATCTTTCATCGAAGAATTATCCGCTTGACTTCCGGCTATTTCAGCCAATTCTGCCCGCCCTTTAGGTGTCAGACCTAGCTGAATACCTATCTTATTAAGGGTTTCAGCGGCATCTTTCATCGTCGCAACAGCGGGGTTTTTCTTAAATCCCATTGATTGTTCGCCTAAAATTTCACCACTACCGGGAGACTGAATATATTTAATAATCTCGGTTTGGATACCGTTTTCTTTAACGTCCTCATAAGCTTTCTTGTAGATCTCGTATGTCGTGCAATATGTTTCCACAAGGAACGTGTCAATGCGTTCGACCTTTTCTGTCGTTTTTAAAAACGGAATTATTTTAGTCCAAACCGCCCTCGCTACTGTTCCTAAGTAGTTTGGTGGGTCAAGCGGTAGAAAACGGTCATTTTGCTTGTAAAACGGCTCACGCCTTGCCGGTGACTTATTTGCCACGCTCTCACCTCCTAAAATAAAAAAGACCCTTGTTAAAACCCTCAAAATTGGTGTGCGGTGTAAGAAAACACCTTGTGGCGG